CGAGATGCTCAGGAGTCTCGTGGGCTCGGAGATGTGTATAAGAGACAGGATTATGCAGCGCATCGACATCTCCGAAAGAACCATCTACAGGATAGCCAGGAGGTACGGACTGAAGAAGGACAAGAGATACCTAAGCCGTATGCGCCGGGCCAATCTCAAGGAAGCCTCCCGAAAATGCAAGGAGCTCGGCGTCTACAAGGAGAATGCAGAGCACGCCAAGGCTATGTGGGAGAAAACGAAGATGCGGCCTCGCGAAGAGTGGCCAGGCTACAAGCCCGGACTCAAGCCGTGGCAGCAGCCAGGGATGACACGGCGCAAATACGTGCGGGGCAGACAAAAGGTAGAGGAAACCATGAGGCATCAGCGCAAGATGGAACGCTTCCGCATCATATCCGGCGAAAAGCAGCAGACAAAACTCAAAGTGTGCAGGAACATCACACGCAGAGCTTCGATACACAAGTACATGATGACAAAGGACTGCAACTATTTTGCGATAGAGGGCGAAGTGAACACTATATGCTACGACGAGCAGACACGGCGATCCATGAAGCGCGAAGCAACGGCAAGACGCCTCGGGCTGAAGGTGGAAGCAGCCGACGAGTAAAAAGAAACAGAATAAAACGACTAAAAAACGACTAAAAACATACAACCATGCAACAGAAAGAATTTGAAGAACTCACGGGATTACAAGTGACCCCTGAGGAATACTACGAGATAGAGCAGATATACAACACCGTAGACACCATCGACAAGAAGGAGTTCTGCGAGCACTGGAAGCGAGGAAACTACATGTACCTCCTCGCACAGCTCGTAAAGAAGGTAAGAGACTACGAGAAGTGGGTGGATGATAACGAGAAGTGGGCGAAAGAACAGCAAGAAGCGAAAAACGCCTGCATCCCGGTGCTGCTCGACAAAGCTAACGTCTACAACGACTACAAACTGAAGGAGGTAGCAATAAGTCTTGCAGGGGTAAGAAAAACGGCAAAACTATCCATAATGCACGGCTACAAGCTCTGCGCAGACGAGAAGGAGTACCTCCTCGCCATGATCGCCGCCGACGAAATGACGCCAAGTATCGACAATACGGAAGATTAACGAACCAAACAAACAACGCAATATGAAACAAATAATAAGCAACTACAGATACTGGGTGCTCTTCGCACTCGCTTCTGTGATGATCATCGGACTCATCGTCGTACCAAGCACCGACACGTCCTTCGGCATGTACGCCGCAGTGATCTTCGGAAGCAAGGCTGCATCCCTCGCTGCACTACTCGCCTTCTGCCACTACTATATGAAGTGGAAAGACGAGGGAAGTATATCAGAACTCACAGACTTAGAGGAGGAATAGATATGGAGAACCTGGAGAACAACGAGAGCGCCAACATAATAGAGCAGCTCGAAAGAATACGCACGGCGACCATCCTCGCCACGAAAGCGGTCTATAACACGGCTGAGGCAAGCGAGTACATGGGCATAAAGATAGGCTTTCTCTACGAGCTCGTAAGGGCACGCAAGATAAACCACTTCCGCAGCAAGGGCGGCAAGCTCCTCTACTTCAAGCGTAAAGACCTCGACGACTGGATGCTGTACAACTCGGTGCCGGCATGTTACGCCGCCGCTACACCAGCCAGAGTGAGAGCGAAGTCTTTCGCCTATTAAATCGGGAATAAGTTATTAATTGAATAGAATAGAATCCAAAAAATTCAGGCAGTCCGGCACTCGGGTTTTCGTTAGGTTTTGAGTGTTTTTCATTTTACTTTTGTGCCGGACGCACCATGCCCCACGTCGGGAGACGGACGGCATGGTTGTTTTCTGAAACTCTGTTCTACGAATAAAACATCAACGATATGGAAGGATTCATGCTATATACCGCCCAATACCCTGCAATCAAGACGATGACGCAGGAGCAGAAGGGCGACCTTCTCGACGCTCTCTACGCCTATGCGATAGACGGTGCGCAGATAAGTGCTGAGGCTGACCCGATGGTGCAGATGGCTTTCGCCTTCATACGCGACGCCATAGACCGTGCACAGGGCAAGTACGAGGCGAAGTGCGAACGCAACAGGCAGACAGCCCTAAAACGTGAGCAGAAGAAGCGAGAAGCACAAACGTACACGAACGTACACGAACACGATGCAGACAACGCAGCGGAACACGAACGTGAAGGAAAAGCACAAACGTGCACAAACGTGCACGAACGTGTGCCGCAAAGCACAAACGTGCACGAACGTGGTAAAACAGCACGAACGTGCACGAATGTGAACGAACGTGCACCGCAAAGCACGAACGTGCACGAATGTTCACCTATAAAAACAAAACAAAACAAAACGAAACAAAACAAAACGAAACAAAACAAAACAAACCCCTCTATAGAAAGAGGGGGGAAAGAAAAAGAAAAAGAAAGTCCGCAAGCGGCCGTTTCTTTTTCGGCCCTCTCGCCCACCCCCACCCCCACGGGAGAGAGTTCTGGCGGAAGTGAGGAAGCGGAGGCACAGAGAAGACGGGTGGAGATTGACGCCGAGTGCGTGGCGCTGAAAACCTACTGGAACGAGCAGGCTGAGAAGACAGGCAGCCTGGTGCGCCGTGTGACGCTGCTGACAGACGCCCGCAAGGCCCTCGTAAGGGCAAGGCTCGCCGAATACGACAACGACATAGCCGTGCTGAGGCTCGCCGTTGACAAGATAATAGCAAGCAGCTATGCCAACGGCGAGAACCCGAGAAGCTGGGTGGCAACCTTTGACTGGCTGATGACGCAGGAGAACTTCGTGAAGACGCTCGAAGGCAACTACGACAACGCCCTGCGGCGCACAAAGCAGGGCTGCGACAAGCCAGCGTCCGCAGGCTGCGACATGACGGAAGCCATCGCTGAAGCTCAACAGGACAGCGGCGACAAGGAACGGGAACTGAAGGAACGCATCGAGGGCATGGTGCGGCTCGTGAACCGCGACCCGCAAAGCAGTGCCCGCAAAGCCCTCGAAAACTACGAGCGTAACGGCACGCTCAAAAGACTCGGCATCGTATGGGAACCGCTACTGCACCAGGCATGAACGGCAAGTGCAAGACCTGCCAGCACACAAGACGCTGCATCAACGGAGCATGGTGCACAAAGCTCGGCAGATACGTAGAACACGCCCTGCGCCCTCCGTGCCAGGACACAGCAAGAGAACACAAACCAAGTAAAAACGACATGGAACAGAAAACATACTACCTCGACACAGGCAACGACCGCGTCTACTTCAACGTGATAGACAGCGAGACGGTGTGCCGCAACACAACATCGAGAGTGTCGGAAGACAAGTTGATAACCTTTCTCCAGACCGCCAAGGAGCTGGGGCTTAAAGCCGGAAGCCTATGAACACGCTGATACAAGGATCCGTCGGCCATCGTGTGAAGCTCGCCTCGGAAAAGCAGGTGGAAGAGATGCAGAGAAGAATATCGCGCTGCTCGGTGCTCTTCTTCGTGATATGCGGAGCGGCATACAACTGCGCACAGTCAGCAATGGTAGATGCCTACGAGGTGCTAAGCAAGACGAAATACTGGCGTCACGGAGTGAAGAAGGGAGTGAAGCAAGCTCTGTCGGCATACGACCGCTGGAACGTACACGTGAAGCACCAGGCAGGAGAAACCTACGGCCTGTGGCTCGACACCACGGACGCCGTGTACGACGAGATGAGGCCGCACATACAGAAGCTCTTCTTCTCGGTAGACGCAGAACTGTTGAGGCTGAACGTCGACGATCATCGGCTGAAGGCTCTCATGCTCACGGCTATGACGGTGATAGAGATCTGCTGCTATATGCACGACCAGGCAATGGATCAGTTCCGTGAGCAATGCGGTACGCCGATACGTGCAACCTTCGGACGCAGCGACTTCAATGCCGTGCGTCAGACCTGGGAGACGGCATGTGCAGAGCTGTTCAAGCAGGCAGGCGACCCCGAAGTTTGTCTCAACGGTAACAAGGAGTGGGAGTTGGCAGTGAAGGTGCTGCAGAACAAGTTTGACAACCACGAGATGTATAACCGTGCGGCAAGCTATGCCCTCGATATGAACCCGGACCGCGACACCCGGACCGAAGAGGAGAAGGAGGCAGCATGTTAGAAGCGATACAGATACCCCACCAGTTCAAGCCGGATATAATTATCGGCATCGACCCCGACGTAGACGAGAGCGGCGTAGGCGTAGTCTACCGCACAAGCAGAAGCGTGACGCCCATGAAGTTCTCCTTTCCTAACCTCATCGACTATCTCACCATGACGCGAGACATGAACCCCGGCAAAGTGCTTGTGGTGCTGGAGGGAGGCTGGCTTGTCAGATCTAACTGGCATCTCGGAGGCGGCTACATGACGATGCAGAAAGCCGCCGAGCTCGGAAGGCGCACGGGAATGAACCACCAGACGGGCATCCTCATCGAGGAAATGTGCAGCCATCTCGACATACCGTGCACGGTAGCGAAGCCGATGCGCAAGGTATGGAAAGGCAAGGACGGAAAGATAACGCAGGCTGAGCTTCAGAAGTCGGTAGGCGTGACGAACCGCCTGCCAAGAATGAACCAGGACCAGAGAGACGCATGCCTGCTGGCATGGGTGTACGCCGGGCTTCCGGTTAAAGTATAAACACACAAGGATATGATAACGACTCGCCCAGATGTAGAGCTTGACGGTCTCTACACCGTAAGCAAAGCAGCTGCAGCCCTGCATGTGGACCGTCATACTATCAAGCGCTACGCAGCCAAAGGACTGATAACCTTCCGCAGAAGGCAAGCCAACGGCAGACCTGTGACCACTGGAAGGCAGATACTGAGGTGCTGGCGCAGTCTCTACTCGTGACGATCATCTTTAAACCTACCCAAAATGGCAAAGGACAAGGACTACAGAAGACTCATACACACCGCACAATGGGTAAGGCTGAGACGCGCAAAGCTGACAGCCTTTCCGCTGTGCGAGAGGTGCAGGGAAGAAGGCAGGCTCGCTCCGGCTACCGAGGTGCATCACATACGCCCGGTGGAAGAAGGTCTCACGTTGAGGGAGAAGGAGCAGCTGATGTTCGACCCTCACAACCTGCGGGCACTCTGCCATGAGTGTCACGTGAAGACGCACACGGAGATGGGAAGATGCGGAAAGAAGCAGGCGAAGGAAAGAGCGGAGGCCCACCTTCTCCACTTCAAGGACAGATTCATGGGACAGTAGCCCCCGGGGGGGGGTGTTTTTTAAAAGGGGGTGCACCCCTTCTAAACCTCGCCCGGCCCTTTTTCCACGCGCAAGAAAAAATTCGAGCCGTGGGGGCTGAAGACCTAAAACAGGACATTTGGCACACTATAAAAAACGCATGGAAGACAAAAAGCAAAAGTTCTTGGAAGCCCTGATGCAAGGATACGGCATTATAGCCGTAGCCTGCGAGGCTGTCAGCATAAGCCGCAGCACCTACTACCGATGGTACAACAGCGACCCCGGATTCAAGGAGAAGGTGGACGAGATAGCCGAGACGCAGACGGACTTCGTGGAGAGCAAACTGATGCAGCTCATCAACGCCAACGACACCACGGCGATAATATTCTACCTGAAGACCAAGGGCAAGAAACGAGGCTACAGCGACAAGGCGCAGAAAGACTTTGCGCCATCGGCGGAGCCTATCCTACCCAATCCCGCCGACGCAAAGGAGCGCCGACGCATAGAGCACAGGGTGAAGAACAAGAAGGACTACATCATAAAGCTGCTGAAGAGCCAGGGCAAGTACACCGCCGAGCTGACATACCAGGTAGAGCTGACGGCGCAGCTGCTTGTCAGAGCTGAAGTGCTCAATGAAGAAATGCTCCGGGATGGCTACAGCTCCGTGAACGTAGAGTACAGCCGAGAGGGCAACGAGCGCCACACGGTAAACCCGAAAGAGAAGCTGTATCTCGACGTGGCAAGCCTGGCGCAGCGTGCGCTCCGTGCCCTGGGCATGAACAACGACGGCAAGGAGCGCAGGACTGAAGACGACACGCTCGACGAGTTCATGAAGGCTATGAAGGAGGGCGACGAATGACGGAAGAGGAGAAAGTAAAACTACGGAGCCTGAAAGCAGACACGGCGGCATGGCTGCAGAGAGACAGGGATGCCTACCCTACCCGCTATCGCTGTGCGCTTGTCGAGACAGACCGGCGCATCGGCGACTACGTGTACGGCGTGATAGACAACCCGGAACGACACAACCTCTACGAGCTGCTGGCAGTGAAACGCTTCTTCCGTATGCTCGACCGCTACGAATGGAGTCCGAAGCGTGTAAAGCACTTCTTTCGCTTCTACCAGGCTCTGCGCTTCAGCGGCATCAACGGGCGCACACGCTACAAGCTGACACCGGTGCAGGCTTTCCAGTTCGCCAACATCTTCGGCTTCGTAAAGCCAGACGGACGGCGACTGATACGCTCCGTCTATCTCTTCGTGCCACGCAAGTTCTCAAAGACAACCTCCAGTGCTGCCCTCGCCGTATACGACATGCTCTTCGGCGACAACAACGCACAGGCTTACGTAGGAGCCAATAGCTACGACCAGGCGAAGATATGCTTCGACGAGATACGAGCCATAATGTTTGACCTCGATGCAGGCGGACGTCACTTCCGGGTGAACCGCGAGAAGATAACATTCTTGGATCGTGGGCGCGACAGCCTTATCCAGTGTCTCACCGCCAACGCCAAGACAAAAGACGGACTATTCGCATCGCTCGTCATCATGGACGAGTATGCGCAGGCACGCAACACGGCAGGCAAGAACGGCGCAGACCTGAAGAACGTGCTTACAACCTCAATGGGTCCGCGACGAGAACCGCTCGTGATAGTGATCACTACAGCGAGCGAGGTGGTGGATGGGCCGTTCAAGGGAGAGCTCGATAGTGTGATGGCGGTGTTGCGAGGAGAGAAGACGAACGATACTATGTTTGCATCCATCTTCATGCCGGATGTCGACGACGACGAGGGCGACCCTGCAACATGGGCGAAGGTGCAGCCTCATCTCGGCATAACGGTGCAGCCCGACTACTACGAACGGGAGTACGAGAACGCACAGCTGTCAGCGGAGAATATGCTTGCTTTCCGCACAAAGCTGCTGAACATCTTCTGCGTGAGCGACGAGAAGACGTGGTTCACCTACGAGAAGGCGAACGACCTGCTCGGCAAGTTCGACATAGACAACGTTGCAGGGCATCCCGACTGCGCCGTAGCGTTCGACCTCTCGATACATGATGATTTCAGTGCCGTGTCTTATACGATCTACTCAACGGAGTCAAAGAAGTTCTACTGCCATACCGACTACTACTTCCCGGAAGGAGCACTGAAAGGACACCCCAACGAGCAGCTCTACCGCTCATGGCACGCCAAAGGATACCTCCAGTTCTGCAAGGGACAGAAGATAGACGTGGCGCAGATAGCGGAAGACATTCTGCGCCGATCCCAAAAGGTTAACATCATACGTATCGGCTACGACAAGTACAAGGCGCAGGACTTGACGAGCATCCTCTCGTCGGTAGGAGCCCGCAACGTGCTCACTCCATACAGCCAGACATACGGCAGCTTCAACCTCCCGGTGGAGTCGTTCGAGATGCTGGCGTGGAATGATCCGCCGAAGATCGTGTTCAACGACAACCCCATAAACACCTTCTGCCTCTCAAACTGCGTTCTCGACACCGACAACCTGGAGAACAAGAAGCCTTTGAAGCTGTCGCAGTACCGCAAGATAGACGGTACCATAACCATGCTGATGACGCTCGGGCTGATGTACACTTACGAAAGATAAAACGACGAAAACATGCAACAATAAACAACGTAATTATGACAAAAGAAGAATGTTGCCGAATTTTCGGCATTGAAGACATCATGGACTTGCCTCAAGTCGCTATGGATGTCATTATGGGCGACAAGCCCCGCAGGGACGCTATCTACGCAGAGCTGCTCGATGTCAACCGCCATGACATGAGCTACGACTGGTTTCGCCAGCTGTATGAAGAGGAGTTTGCACAGCGCAAGAAACAGAAGCAGGACTTCACGCCGTGGGAAGTGTCGGAGCTTGTGTCGAAGATAGCCGTGCCAACAATAGGAACCATACACGAGCCGACGGCAGGTACCGGCGGACTGATAATAAGCGCATGGTGGGAGCAGTGTCGGCGTGTTGCGCCGTGGGAACACTTCCCCTCACGGCACATGATAACGGTGTGGGAGCTTTCCGACCGCTCCGTTCCACTGCTGCTGCTCAACCTGAGCATCCGCGGCATTATGGGATACGTTTACCATGGTGACGTGCTTGAGCGCAGCGTCAAGGCTCGGTACATACTTCTGAATCAGCATGACGACACCCTCGCATTCAGCGATGTCGTACTGGCGAAACCTGGAGAACATATTGTGGAACACTAAAGATTCAAGAAAGATGCTCGTAAAAGATATAATACCTATATGGATGGAATACAAACGACCTTATGTGAAGGAATCCACGATGGCTTCCTATACGCTGTCAATAAAAAACAGCATACTGCCAGCGTTTGGCGAATGTGATGATTTGACCGAGGATATAGTTCAAGAATATATATTAGATAGCGTAACGGCAGGATTGTCAAAGCATACAATAAAAGATCGTCTGGTGGTGTTGAAAATGATTATGAAATTCGCCTCCAGTAAAGGATGGATGCTATATCACGATTGGAAGGCTGTATTTCCTACCTCCACTAAAGGAAAGATCGAGATTAGCATATTGACGGTGTTAGAACACAAGAAGATTCTTGATTACATAAAAGAACACTTTACGTTCTACAGCCTCGGCATATACATTAGTCTTACGGCAGGATTGCGTATCGGCGAAGTTTGCGGTCTGAAATGGGAGGATATTGACTGCGACCGCGGCGTTTTAAGTGTACGGCGCACAGTGGAGCGTATATATGTACTGAATGGCGAGAAGAACTTCACCAAGATTGTTTTAAGCGAACCTAAAACCACAAACGCCCGCCGTGACGTCCCTATATGCAAAGAGTTGATGTCTATGGTGAAACCCTTAAAGAAGGTCGTCAACGAGAATTTCTATGTTCTAACCAACGCCGAGAAGCCTACGGAACCACGGACTTACCGCAACTTTTTCTACAGGCTCATGGAGAAAATCGGTATGCCGCATATCAGATACCATGACCTGCGTCACACGTTCGCGACCCGCTGCATCGAGAGCAAGTGCGACTACAAGACCGTAAGTGTGCTGTTAGGACACGCCGACATAGCGACAACGCTCAATATGTATGTGCACCCCGATGAAACGCAAAAGCGCAACGTCATCAACAAGGTGTTCAGAACACTGAGCAGATAACATTTTTAGGAGAGTCGTAACGTATATAAGCAGTTGTTTACATTTTTGTTGATTAGTTTCGGAGCCGCTGGCGCGTGATGCGTCGGCGGTTTTTGCGTTTTATCTTCACGGCTCACGCATTACCGCATAGCGGTAACATCATTACACCGCTTTGGTTACATGACTACCACATAGCGGTTACATGGTTACCATGTTGCGGTAATCATGCGGACCACTTAAAGTTTTGTATTGCAATAAAAATAACCTTTTGGTGATTTTTTTATATTAAAAAACTTGCGTAATATTCAAAAGATGATTACCTTTGCATTGTCAAAATAATTAAAGTTATGAAGTACACAGAAAAAGAAAAAGAACTGATTGAGGCTATCAGAAATTACAGAAAAGCCTACCCAAACGGAGCACGAGAACTTGAATTCTACATTATGGATTTAGTCTACGAGCTTATGGAGAATGAATAACCAAAAGCCCTCCCTCTCGGGGGAGGGCATAAAAAGATATAAAATATGGAATACGCAATCGTAAATCAGCAGACAGCAGTGCGTCAGGTACTCAATGACGTGTACGAGGACATTAATTGGGCTTATCTCGCACAGAACTATTTTGGAAAATCCCGCAGCTGGCTTTATCATAAGTTCAGCGGACGCAACAACGGCAAGCCCGACGACTTCAGCGACATTGACCGCGAACGTCTTAAGGGTGCGCTTGTGGATATAGCAAACCGTCTGAGAATGACGGCTGACAAGTTGTAATAACTTTTATTTTGACACCAGCCTCGGAACTTCGGTTCCGGGGCTTTTTTAATGTTTCGTAGTAAAATAGTTATTGTTTTGTTTGATTATTCGTAGTAAAATTACTACCTTTGCAGTGTTGAATTATTAAACAAGCGATCTATGAAAAATGTAAAAGTTTCTAAGATTCTGAGAATCTTGACTGACGACGGTTGGTACTTAGACCGTTACAACGGGGACCACCGAGAGTTCAAGCACCCTACAAAAAAGGGTGTTGTAACTGTCAACGGCAAGCCTTCAACATCTATCTGCGGATGGCTCCTCAGTAGTATTGAACGGCAGTCGGGGCTTAGGTTCTGACAAACTGGGGTGGAGCTGAAGCTCCGCCCCTCCCCCCACACACATTCGAAGCAGACGCTTGTTTTGATATTCGACAAAGTAAGGTGGCGGTCGTGGCTGCCACCTATTTTAAGATTAACATATAAAACAATATATTATGAACAATGTTGTGATTAAAGCTGCCCGTACTGATGGCGGCTACTGTTGCGCTTGCGACTTACTGCCGGGTTGGGTCGTTGCCTATGATGGCGACATTGACGGTTTTAAGGAGTATGTCCAGGAGAGTGTTGACTTCTGGCTCGAAGGCAGGCGTAAAGACGGTGATGTATACCCGGAGGTGTTTGACGGTGAGTATCGGCTCGTCTACGATTTTGATGTAGCTACGTTGCTCGACTACTATCGTGGCATATTCTCGTTTGCCGCTCTTCAGTCAATAACGGGCATCAACCAGAAGCAGCTCTCACACTATGCGAGCGGCTTGTCGAAGCCGCGCCCTCAGCAGGTGGAGAAAATAAAGTCGGGTCTGCGCCGACTTGCCAAGGATATTGAAATGGTCACTGTTTAATAAATTCAACACCGCCGCCCGAGACCATGCGGCACCATGACCGCTGCAAGTTTCTAATTCGCAGCATTCATTATATTAAAGAGCTTATTGGAGCCCTCGGTGCGTGACGCATCGAGGGCTTTTTGTATCATAGGCACTCGCTATAAAGCTTTCCAGTTCTTTAAATATTGGAAAGAACTGAAATTCTATGCTACTTTCTATATGTTTACGATTGTAAACAAAACTTAACAAACTAATAATTGCGCCACAATGTACCAAAATGCACCCAAATGCGCCATTTTCCATTTTAAAAGCTACTATAGTAGCTGTATCTTTGAGGATAAAAAGGCACACATACATGGGATTTTGGCAAAACATAACGAATTTTTTTAGAGGAGAATCGGGCAAGAAGGAAGGATCCGAAAGCAAAACGACCATCGCCGGAGACTACACAGGCTTCTTCGGCTACGGATCGGGAGCTACAGCCATGTCCGTTGCAACAGTGTACCGATGCGTGAAGCTGCTCAGCGAGAGCGTCGCCAACCTTCCGCTTCTATACATGAGACTGAAGGACGGCATCTTTGTAGAGGACAAGACAAGCCGCCTCCACTACCTGCTTGACGTACAGCCCGACTTCACAAAATCAGCGTTCGACTTCTGGAAGGAGACCGTAGAGCACGTGCTGCTTGATGGCAACGCCTACATCGTGCCAGTATACAACACGGCGACGCTGGAGATAGACCGACTCGTACTCTGCGGACGCGGCACAGTGTCGCACGATGTCCTGCGCGACACATACAACGTCACCGACATGATTAATGGTGTGTACGGCTGCTACAGAGAGCAGGACATCATACACATCAAAGGACACAGCGCAGACGGAAAGACTGGCATCAGCGTGCTGCAATACGCACGTCAGACTCTCGACATAGCGCTTACTGGCGACCGTGAGACGCTGAAACGCTTCGCCAACGGCGGCAACGTGAGAGGTCTCGTGACAAACGACAAGTCGGTGACGGGCTTCGGCGAGTACCAGGACGCACAGCTGGAGAGTACAGCCGAGAGCATTGACGGCAAGTTCCAGAGCGGCGAGCGCATCGTGAGTCTCCCGGGACAGGTGGACTTCAAACAGATCTCGCTCTCGTCAACGGATATGCAGTTTTTAGAGAGCCGCAAATTTACGATACGAGACATTTGTCGCTTCTTCGGCGTGCACCCGTCTTTCGTGTTCGACGACACCAGCAACAACTACAAGAGTGCCGAGATGGCGAACGTCGCGTTCCTCTCCAACACGCTCAACCCTCTGCTGCGCAACATAGAGAACGAGATGCTGCGAAAGCTCGTCGCTCCGTCGCTGTGCTGCAAACGAAAGTTCCAGTTCGACCGCAGAGGTCTGTACGCCTGCGACCTCGACAGCAGGGTGAAGTATCAGGCGAACACCATCGCAGCAGGCATCTACACAGTGAACGACTGGCGTAAGGAAGAGAACAAGCCGCCGGTGGCAGGCGGAGACAAGGTGCTCGTATCGGCGAACCTGAAGGACATCAACGAGGGCTCCTTCGGCAATAATATCCAGTAACAAACCCCCATACGATATGAAAAAGACAGAAGATACCAACAAGATCATTAAGCGTTGTTTAAGTACCCCGAATATGTTGCATGTGAGGGAGGCGGCAGAGGGCGAAGCCCCGAGCCGCACCATCACGGGGTACGCAATACTTTTCAATACTCCGTCAGAGCCTCTGTGGAGCGACGATGACAGCGAAGCCCGGGAGATGATAGCCCCGGGCGCTGTCAGTCAAGAGTTTCTTGACAACCAGGACATCAAGATGACGATGTTCCATGACAACCACCTGCTTCTTGCGAGAAGCGACAAGGGAGAAGGAACGCTCACCTACTCCATCGACGACAAGGGCGTGGCCTTCGAGTTTGACGCCCCGAACACCGTAGACGGCGACAAGGCGCTCGAACTTGTGCGCCGCGGCGACATCAAGGGTTGCAGCTTCGCCTTCTCGACCCGCTACTACAACCGCGACTTCGTGGAGCGTACCAGCGAGACGGCGCCGAACGGCACGGTAAACATCACATACACCGTAAAGAGCATTCTCGGCATCTACGACTTCACGCTTGCCGCCAACCCGTACTACCCTGACACAAGCGTAGAGGCGCGAGAGCTTACCGACAAGCTGCGCGACGATCTGCGCCAAGCTCCGGCGAAAAAGAATAACGAGGAGGCAGACAAGCAGCTGCGCGAAATGCGCCAGGCAGCACAAAAACGAATTTTCTAATCATAAATCAGTAGTTATATGACGAAACCAAAGAACAACATTATCGTTCGCGAGCTTGTAAACAAGTATCAGGCGAACTGCGACCGCATCACAGAGATTGCGGACGCTTGCGAGAAGGAGAAGCGTGAGCGCAACGAAGCGGAGAACGCCGAGTTCGAGGCGCTTACCCGTGAGAACCAGATTCTGCAGATGAAGATGCAGGCAGCAGCAGCCGAGCACCTCCGCGAGAACCCGAACGCCATCGAGGAGGCTACACGCATGATCCGCGAGAACAGCGCACAGGGCCAACGCACGGAGATTCTGCTTGTGCGAGACATGATGATGGTGTCTGACGTGAACAACGGCGGCATCGTACCTCTCAACGTACAGGAGATCATGCGTCCGCTGCAGGAAGGCTTTATCCTCGACAAGGTAGGTCTGCCTATGCCTACGGGCCTCGCAGGCGATTATGTATGGCCGCTCTACGAGAACGTGGACGCTGAGCTTGCCGGTGAGGGTGTAGAACTCACCGACAAGAAGATTAAACTGAGCAAGCTGAGAGCAACACCGGAGCGCATCGGTATCGCTATCCCGGTAACCAACCAGTCGCTCAACCAGTCGCAGGGCATCCTGGAGATGATTGTGCGTGAGATCATGCCACTCGCCCTCCGTCGCCTCCTCAACAAGGTAATCTGCAGCACCAACAAGTTGAACGCCTCGACAAAGCTCACAGGTCCGTTCGTAGCCCTGAAGACCAAGGCTACTACGCTGTCTGCTGTGCCTACCTTCAAGGAACTCAACGGCATGAAGGCGAAGATGTTCGAGACCGGCATCGAAGGCTCGAACGCTTGCTGGGTAATGACAAAGAGCATGGCAGCCATCCTCGAAGGTACGCCTGTCAACGAGAAGGGTATCTACGTTCCGATGATTCAGAACGGCGTGCTCTGCGGCCTCCCGGTATACACCTCTAACGAGATCCGCGACACCGACGGCACGGAGTTCATCGGTCTCGGCGACTGGAGATACCAGCCGATGGGTCTCTTCGGCGACATTCGCTTTATCGTTGACCCGTACAGCAAGGCGCGCAAGGACGCAGTGGACTTCGTTCTCAATGCAGACTACGCTACTATTACCGTACGCCCGGAGGCCTTCGCGCTCGGCAAGGTTGCTAAGGCTGTGTAATTTTGAACGTTCGTATATCTAATAAAAACATCAATCATGGCTATAACGGATTTGGCACTATTCAAGAAACACGTGAGAGCTGACGACTTCGCTGACGATGACGAGTATCTCGCTCATATACTCGACACGGCGGAGATGGCCGTTGTTACGGCGACCAACAGACCGCTCGAAGAACTTCTGGAAATGGGTGACGGCAATCTACCGACGCCCATCATGCATGCGGCGATGATGCTCGGTGCTCATTGGTACAACCAGCGTGAGAGCGTGAGCAGCGTCCAGATGCACGCCGTGCCAGATTCGTTGCAGTCATTGATTAAGCCTTATCGGAAGTTAGTATGAGAGCAGGAGACATGAAGTACAGAATAAAGCTGCTCAAGCCCGTTGCGACCGCCAACGCCTACGGCGAAGAGGCCAACGCCTACGAGCTGCAGAGAACGGTGAGAGCACAGCGTGTAAAGCAGAGCGGCAACCGCAGCGAGGAGGTCGGAGAACACTTCCCCGACTATCGGGCTGAGTACAACATCCGTGACGCGCACCAGGTAGAAGAGAACTGGCGAGTGCAGCAGCTCGGCGGTTATCTGTATACCGTGGTGGCGATCATACCGAACCTCGACCGAGGCATGAAGACATTGATCTGCGAACGAGTGAACGAATAGCAAGTCCTATGAATCAAACCGTCAGTGACATCAAAAGGCCGTTCCTCGACGTCTACAAGGCGCTCGACGTGAAGACACAGCGAAAGGCCATGAAGGGCGCCATGCGCCGCGAAGGCAACCGACTGAAGAAAGCCGCCGTAGCCAACCTCGGCAGCAGCGGCATAGGCAAGGGCACCAAGCGCAGTCTGTCAAGCGGCATATACGTGCGAACCTATCCCGACCGCTACGGCCTGGGCTTCATGGTGAGCGTGAAGCCGCACGGCAAGCGCAAGGGCATACACCTGAACCGGCAGAGCAAGGAAAAGCCCGTGCTGATGTGGGCCGAGGACGGAACCAGGTATCGCAAGGCCGGAAGAAGAATTTCTTCGTTCTTCGGCAAGAGCCGTTTTACGGGCAAGAAGATACGGCAATACGTACGAGGCGGTGCGAATCGCGGCAAGATGAAGCGTTACGCTTTCCTCGCCAAGACAGAGCAGCAGACCGCTGACAGCGTGGAGACGAACCTCTTCAACAACCTCCAGGACAACATCGAAAGGGCGGCGAGAAAACAAGGACTCATCTAAAAAGACAAGCAATGACAAAGAAGACATCTCTCAGCGCAGGCGCCATCATACGCAATATGCTCCTCTCTGACGAGGAAGTGAAGGCGAAGACAAACAAGGTGTTCCCCGTAGCGACGGATACGGCGCAGCTTCCTTACATTCTGTACAGACGTGCAGCGCTGGCACATAACCCAACGAAATCGGGCATGCCGGGTGCAGACACCGTCACGATGGAGGTGGTGTGCTACACGGCGCAGTATGCCGAAGGCGTAGAACTTGCAGAGGCTGCACGTGCAGCGCTCGATTACAGACAAGGCGAACTCGACGGCATCCGTATGCGCAGTTGCATTCTCGTCGATAGCGAGGAAGGTTATGAAGATGATGCCTACGTGCAGCAGCTTGTATTCCAAGTGAAGATTTAACCATTAAAAACTTATAGTTATGCCAGAAACAGGTAATTATATCAACGGCAGTGACATTCTGCTGAAAGTAGACGGCAAGGCCGTGGGCCACTGCTCTACACACACACTCACGTTCAACTCGGAGACAAAAGACCGCGCAGTGAAGCCTGTAGCGACCGCCGTCAAGGGCAGCGGCCTGTGGAAGGGCAAGGGCGTCACAGGACTCTCAATCTCCATCAGTGCGGAGGGCTTCCGTTTCTACAACGAGACCGAGAACGGCTACGAACAGCTTACACCTGCATGGGGTAAGGGCCAGAGCGTGGAGGTCGAGGCCTTCAAGCGCGGTGAAGATGCAAAGCCTTACGTCAAGGGCAACTTTGTTATCTCCTCGATCGAGGAGACCTCGCCGGCGACTGACGACGCGACCTACAGCCTTTCGTTGGAGAACGACGGCGAGCCTGAGGTTTACCCGGGCAAGGCAGGCTCGGCTGTAGTTTCAAAATAAAGCGCAGAGACATGAAAAAAGTAGAAATTACCATCAACGGCAAGGCATACCCCTGTAGACAGACTATGGGGGCTATGCTCCGCTTCAAAATGGAAACGGGAAAGGAGGTGTCCGACATCTCGAACGACGTGACGGACATGTGTACATACCTGTTTTGCTGTATAGCGTCGGCGTGCAAGCATGACGGCATGGAGTTCGGTCTTTCGCTCATGGACTTTGCCGACAGCGTGACGCTTGACGATGTCGCCGCATGGACGGAGGCTATCAACGGCGACGCTGCAGGCGTTGAGGCTTCGGCTGAAAAAAAAAGTTAGAAATACTTGAGCTGCTGGGGATAGCCGTTGGCAACATCGGCATCCCCTATTCTGATTTTTGCGGCTTCACGCCCGAGGAGTTCAGCCACATATACAAGGCGTACAGCGAGGAGCGGACGGCGCAGTATCAAGACAGTTGGGAACGTATGCGTATGCTTGCGGCAATAACCATACAGCCGTATGCAAAGAAAGGGCTAACGCCCCACGGACTTCTACCCTTTCCATGGGAGAAGAAAAAGCCGGAGCATACGAAAGCAGCCCCGGCAGTATCTAAGGAAGATGCGTTAAAACGTTTTGAGGAAGTGTTGGGAAAAGTGGGAAACGGCTAAAGTGCGCCGTAGTACCAAGGTGTATGCCCACCATCCTTATATGGTTTGCGTAAATCATATTGCCCATAAGCTACGAGCATGAACAGAATACTAACCAAAAAGGCAATGCAACCAAGGAACAACAACGAAACGACAACAGCAGCGAAAGAGACAATAGTGATGTTTCGCCAAAGTTTTCTTTCTTTGGTTTGCCTTTTTGCCGATATGTTTCTGTTTTGTCTCATACTTCTAACCCATTGGTTTACTCCACAAAGATACAAAAATATTGATTACTTAGTTACTTATACGCTGAAAATATGGCAAAAGAAATAAAGTTTAACATTAAGTTGCTCATTGACGGCAAAGAGCAGTTAGTTACCGCCTCAACATCGGCAAAGGAACTGCGCGACAATCTCGATGCCGCCAAGAGTAGTGCCGCCAAGTTCCGAGAGAAGATGATTACGGTAAACCAGACGGTTGCGGCTTTGCAAAACGCTTCGAGTGCCATAAATGGTTTGCGTGACACGATGGCAGGGCTAACGGCGAGCTACAATGCCGTGCAGCAGGCCAACACACAGCTTACTACCGTGATGCGTCAGCGTATGGCCGCAACCGAGGAGGACATCAAAAAGGTTAATGAGGTTATCGGCGCGCAATCCAAGTTGGGTGTTATCGGCGGTACGATACAGAAGACAGGCGCACAGCAGATAGCAACCTTTTTGAAAGAGAAAGGCACGTTGGAGCAGCTGATACCAGCCATGAACGACCTTTTGGCACAGCAGAAAGGTTTGAACGCCACGCAGGAGGATGCAAGAAGTGTGGCAAACCTCATGGGCAAGGCCATGACTGGGCAGACATCGGCGTTAAGGCGTGTGGGTATCACGTTCAGCGAGGCCCAAGAAAACATTATGAAGTACGGCACGGAGCAGCAGCGTGCCGCCATGTTGGCACAGATTATCACCGATAATGTGGGACACATGAACGCCCAACTTGGCAAGACTGATGCAGGACAGCTGAAGCAAGCCGAGATGCAGTTTGCAGCCATTAAGGTACAAATCGGTGAATTGGTTTCCAAGTGGTTGCCTAAGATTACATTTGCGGCACAGGCGTTGACTATCGTAAATTCCATGATTTCGTTAGGCAACAGCATAAAGGGCGCAACAATGGTTATCGCCAATTTCGGCATAACGACAAAGGCGGTAAATGCCGTTTGCATAGGTTTCAGAGCATCCGTTGTTGGCTTGACAGCCGTAACGAGAGTGATGCAAGCGGCATTTACCGGGGCGACCACCGGGGCGACCACCCTAAAGGTAGCCATTAAGTCTTTGCTTATTTCTACAGGTGTGGGCGTGGCAGTCTGGGCATTGACGGAAGCAATTTCGTATCTTGCCACTTCATCGGATAAGGCGGCAGGAAGCACCAAGCAACTGACAGCCGAGGAAGAGGCGGCGCAAGCTGCAAGACAGCAGGAGGCGCAGCAGAGAGCCGAGATTTCGGCGGCAATAGAAATCAACATAGCCAAGCTAAAGGCGTTCAAGGGCAGCAAGGAGGAAGAAAAGAAACTTGTTGGCGAGATGAACAATACCTACGGTGATGCTATGGGCTACTATTCCACCGTGGCGCAGTGGTACACGGCACTTGTTGGCAACTCCAAGGCGTACTGTAATCAGATGATTAACGAGATACGCATTAGGAATTTGGCTAACAAGGCGGCGGACTTACAGCAGAAACGGCACGACTTCACCCACGACAACAACGGCAAGACACGCCGTTTCAGCAAAAAGCGCAAGACCCGACAGGTTGCAATAGGGCAAGTGGACGCGGGGGACGGCAAGATTATTCCACAGTATGCAGATGTGGAGGTCAAGGGGTCAAGCGACTACGAGAAAGCCAAAGCCAAGGTTACAGACCTTTACCGGAAGGAGCAAGTCGTGAGAAAGCAAATGGAAAGTCTGGTAAGGGAAAATACCAAAATCACATACAAGCAGTATGATGGTTACAGCAAGACAGCCCCGACCACACCGACCAAGACCACGACACCAAAGACCACGACACCAAAGACCACTGACAAGAAAGAAGAACCGAAAACCCACGTAGAGGAACTACAGGCGCAGTTGGCGGCGGCACAAAAGGAAATGGACAACGCCCTGACCATCGAGGCACGAGTCGAAGCCGACGCAAAGGTGAAGAAGATACAGGCGCAGATAGACGAGGCGACAAAGGGAAAAGTCACCATCGAAGCCGCCACAGAGCCGACATATATCGTGGCAGGATCCGCCGCCGATAAACGCAAGAGCTACAGCAACGCACAGCAGCGCATCGGCAACATTCGCCAGGACTACGACTCTGGACTGATAGACAAAGCCTCAGCGCAGAAAGCTATTGCCGACATCAACGACCAGCTCTCTGCGCTCGAGCTGAAACCTATCGAGGTACACTTCAAGACACCTATCGAAGAGTTGCAAGAGCAACTGCAGAATGCACGGCGCAGTCTCGATGAGGCTACAACCATCGAAGCAAGAACCAAAGCCTCAGCAAAGATAACCGAGATACAGGCGGAGATAGACGAGGCGACAAAGGGCAAGGTCTCCATAGCCGCCGAAGTCACGCCCGAGTACATCGAGCAAGGCTCCGCCGCCGACAAACGTCAGAGCTATAGCAACGCACAGCAGAAGACAAGCCGCATCCAAAACGACTATGAAATTGGCATCATCGGCAAAGATGAGGCTATGAAACAACTCGAAGATCTGGACGCAGAGCTGACGCAGCTCGGACTGAAGCCACTGAAGATAGGCATCAAGACAAGTGACATCGACGATGCAAAAAAGAAAATGGAAGGAGCGTGCTCAGCAGCCAGCGCAATGGGCAGCAGTCTTTCTTCTCTCGGTAATGCGATAGGCGTGCCTGAGCTGAATGTTGCAGGAGTGTTGGCGCAATCTATTGCGGTAATGACTGAGGGGTTCGCTACGGCGACTGCACAGGCTGCAACGCTCGGCCCTTGGGCTTGGATAGGCTTTGCTGCTACCGGCATAGCCCAGCTTGCCGCAATGATTTCTGCAATGAAAAACCTCAACGGCTTCGCCTCGGGTGGCGTAGTCGGTGGAGGCTCCACCTTCGGAGACCGCAAATTTGCCCGCGTCAACAGTGGAGAGATGATCCTTACCAAATGGCAGCAGGCTCGTCTCTTCCAGATGATCAACACGCCGAGGTATACACCGCCGATATTCACACAGAGAACTCTGCCGGACATACAGACAGCACAGACAAGCAGGCAGAGCATTGATGGCATACGCCTCGAAATAGGCATCAAGGGCAAGACGAGAGGCACGGAGCTGGAGCAGACAATAAGTAATGTGCGCAGGATAGCCGCCAAGTCGGGCCGACGCTCAAATCTTTCATAATCACGACTATGTACATACACGGACAATTCGTTAATCAGAAGGGCAACATTATCACCGTGGAGATATTGTCGCACGGCGACCGTACCGAAGAGAAGATCATCGGTACGGAAGCCGGAGGCATATACTTCCAGGAAGACGCGGTGGAGATAACTGACGAGATGAACGACACTTTCGACCATCTCCTGCGTCACAGTTGCACGGTACGTCTCCTTTGCCGGAGCTTCATCAGTGATTTTTACAACAAGTCATGCCGTAATACTGTAGTGAACGTACTGCGTGACGGGCAGATCGTCTTTGCCGGCTTCATTGAGCCGCTTGTTTTTTCGCAAGGTTACAATGAAGAGTACGACGAGGTAGAACTGAACTGCATCGACGTGCTCTCAAGTCTGCAATACTCACGCTACCTCAACGTTGGCACTCCGGGCGTTGAATATACAACCATCAAGGACAACGCTGAGCAGAAAACATTCCTGCAGATTTGTTCTGCTATCCTTACAATCGCAACGGAGTCGCTTATCATCAGCAACGCTGCACAGCATCCCATACGCCTCTACTACGACAACAGCAAGGCTCTCAGCAGCGACGAGGTCGGCCCGACATCAGTATTCTCGCAAATTTCAATCTCGGAACTTCTCTTCCTCGGCGACGAGGAAGACGACGTATGGATGCAGGACGCAGTGCTCGAAGAGATAATGCGCTATCTCGACCTCCATATTGTACAGGACGGTGAGGCCTTCTACATATACGCATGGGAAACATTGAGCAGCAAGAATGCAAGCGTACAATGGAAAGACCTGCTGAGTGAGAACACTAAGGCGTCCGAACGCAAGGCGATAACCCTGCGTACTGACATCGTGGCCGACACGGAAACGCAGATAAACATTGATGAGGCTTACAACAAGCTCGTACTAAAGGACAATGTAACGAGCATGAAAAACCTTATCAGCAGTCCGCTTGAAGAAGACGATCTGACTTCGCCATTCTCCGGGAAACAGAAGTACATGAGAATGATCACTTCTCCAGCAGAAGGAAAGACGGCACGAGAAGCCTTCTGTATGGCATGGAAAGAAAAGCCATCGAAATGGGGCAAGGCTTACGTCACAGACTGGTATATAAGGGTAATGACTAACAGAAAGTGGAAGTTCTATCCGCAGTCGGTGCTCGGCACTACTGGCAGCACATCGTATTTCCCCTACTCCGGCAACAACGAATGGCAGAACGTACTACCAGACACCATCGGCAAGGGCAGAGGAACGGCCCTTCTGAAGGTCGGATCCGTAGAGAAAAAGATGGACGCAAAGGACAATTCCATATCCGGCAAGTTGGATATGGAAACGTGGCTTGTGCTCGGCGTAAGACAGGCGCAGTCGAGTCAGGGCATCACGAGTAAAGGACTCATGGAGATGATACCCTGCGCCGTATACGAGAGCAACGCCGCTCCGGGCGTTTACTCGCCAGCCGACGACAGCACAACTAACTATCTCGTAATATCCGGGAGTATCGCATTGACACCGACACGCGAGCTTTCGTGCCCGTCCTATAAAGAAACCGTGTTATACAGCGATAGCGACCTGCACACTGTAGCCGGCCCGAACGGCAAGGAATATTATTCTCATCAGTTCTACAAGGCAGAGACTCCGTACTCGCGTCTCATGCTCAACAAAACCATCGGCAACGGCTTCATTCCGTTCTCAGGAAAGACGCTCAAAGAGTGCCAGATGAAGAGAAACATGTACTTAGGCAAGGTCGACGATGTGTCGAAGTTTCAAGTTTTGTGCTGCATGCTTGTAGTAGGAGACAAATGTCTCGTCGAAAAGAGTCTTGGCCAGACATTCTTCGCCGGCGACACGCCTGGCACAGGCAACGGTACGCCGAACGACTATGCCTGGAGACCGTACAAGACCAGGGAAGAGTGCGAAAGCGACAAGGAATACTACTCGCAGTCGTTCACCATCGGCTTCGACCCGAAGATCGACGACTACATAGTAGGCACGGAGTTCAGCGTACAGAACAACATAAGCGTAGGCATGAACCTCGACGCCGAAGGCATGGCTATTCCGATATGCAAGGCAGACGGCCTGCATGGCAAGGTTAAATTCACCATCCTTTGTCCGGCATGGTCTTTAAGATCGAGCGGCATCGGAGGTTCTGAAAGCGGAACGTCGGGAATCGTCGTATCAATGCCGCCATGGGCCGATGACGGTACATACGAGGCGCCTGTCAAAGAGATTATTCTGAGCTACGTGGAGAATATCTGCATCAAAAACTTCGAGATGAAACTGTATTGCGACAACGATGGTTACGAGTCGCTCGAAGACAACGACATCATATACGCAAGCGACACCGACGAAGACTTCTGCAACGTGAAGGACGATCTCGAATTTAAGATAACGTCCGGACTGACTGGCGACGAAGGATATGCCCTCGGCGTGAAAACCGGACTGAATATCTCGACTCCATCCAACTTAAAAACAGGAAGCCAGCTTCTCGACATATACGACCGCAACACCGGCAACACGACAAAGCCCGAGCAGCACTACGTGTCGAATCATTACGACGACTGCCATGTGCCGCGTGTAGCGATGACGCAGAACCTCGAAGACGAGAACAGCAACGTCGGACTGTTCAACAGATACCGACACGAGGCTATGGGCAAGGACTTCTGGGTGACAGGCATAAGCCGGAATCTCGCGGAAGGCACGGCAGTATTGAAGCTGCGCGAAATCTAAAAAAGGTAAGCTATGATAAAAGTAAAGATGTACACCAAGCCAAAGACAGCGGCCGGAGCTACAACAAGTCCCGGAGGCGGTGTTGTATATGCCAACACACAGGCCTCGGGAAGAGCTGGCTATGCTGATAAGGCAGGACATGCCGCTATCGCTGATGAAGCTAAGTATGCCGATAAGGCAGGTCTTGCCGATAAGGCAGGTCTTGCGGAGAACGTGAATATAGAGGCCGAAGTGTTCCGGCACTTTCTGCGCTCTGATGAAGAGGACACAGCCGAAAAACGCATCACCTTCGCAGAAGGATTGTCTTCTGAAGCCGCAAGCACTTTTAAGAAGCTCCTGACGCTCCTCGGCGGCCTCGCCCTGTCTGACGGAACTCATGGCATCACGGACGAAGGCGTAGCCACTCTCAAGAAAATGGTGTCGGCGGCATTCAAACCCGGTGTCGGCGGCAAGGGTTTCATGCTCGGCGACACCTACGGCACAACGACGGACTCGTATCTGGAGGTAGACCGCCTCCTTGTGCGTAAGGCTGCGGAGTTCGTGAAGCTCGTGATACGCGAGCTGCAAAGCGTCGGCGGCGAGATACTCCTGTCGCCTGCGTCCATGAAAGTGAGCAATGTCGAGAGTATTCCGAAAGGTTCGACGAGCCCCGGCTACGAGAGCGGAGCTCCCTACGAAATGACGCGATGCTACTTTCTGCAGAAGGCCGGAGACCGGGAGATTGTGAATAAATTCGTGAAAAACGACCTCGTGCGCTGTCAGACATTCAATATCAAGACCGGCACAAGCGAGAGCGCAAGAAACAGATACTACTGGCGCCGGGTTCACGCTGTTGGATCTGACTATATTGACGTCATTAATAGCTCGGGCGAAGGAGCCGACCAGCCCGCAGCAGGTGACGAGCTTGTTCAGATGGGCAATACGACGGACGCGGCACGCCAGTCGGTCGTTGTCCTATCGGCATACGGAGCGGATGCACCATCATTCAAGATGTACTACGGCGTAAATAGCTACTCGTTAGAGAATAAGGAGGTCTTTGTCCTGTCACGTCAGGAGATGTTCGCAATAGCCGACAAGTTTAAGTTCGTTACGCGCAATGCTAATGGCGAGATAAAAAGCACGCAGTCGTTTGCGGAGCTTGTAATGTCCGTGGATGGACTCAGAACAACGGTCTCCAACAACAAAGAGGAGCTTGACGGCAAGATTACAAAGACGCAATCGCAGATAACACAGACTGCGAATCAAATACGCACAGAGGTGAAGAACAACTATCCGACAAAGACGAATGTAAACAACCAAATAGCAGCGGTTAGTTCCTCTATAACGCAGACTGCTACACAGATATCTCTGAAGGTGGGCCGCACTCTTGCCGAGCGGCGCAACCTGCTCGTCGGCTCGTTGTTCCGCAAGCAAGGTGAAGGATGCTATCTTT